CGTTTGCGTAGTTAGTGAAACCATTCTCTTTTACAACCTTGAGTACACTGTTTACCCTGCTTACCAATTCGTCTTTGTGTGAGATCAGGAATATGTTCTTCTTCTGTGTCCTGCTCATTTCTTTCAACACTGCCATTGAACTCTCAACACCACTTATGTCCATGCCTGCGTCTACTAATTCATCAATGAACAGCAAGTTGATCTGTTGATAAAGGCTTTCCCACACATCTCTGAATGCCCAACTCAAACTCAATATCAGTCTGTTTCTCTCACCTCTGCTCAAATTATCAAAATCCAGTTCTCTGCCCAACTCCTCGATAGTCACTGTGAGATCGGATTGGAAAGTGACTGTGTGTGGCAGTTTTACTTTGCCTAGGAAAAACGCTAGTCGTTGATTCAAGTATGTCAAGTTCTGTTCTATGATCCTTGTTCTTATGAAAGAATCTTTTGCTGTAAGCAACTTATAAAGGAACTCTTGGTGCCTATGCAAATCTTCTAATTCGTTTGCTTGGTTGTAATCAACCTTTTGTATTGCAGTTTTCTGCATTTCCTCAATCTGTTCTGCGTAGACATCTTCTTTTTGCTCTGTCTGTTTCAGCTGACGTTTGAGGTCTTGCAATGATCCTTTGTGATTGTATGCCTCGTCCATGGAGTCGTAGTAGGTATTTGGCGTGTTACCCAAATCGCCTATCGCATCTATGTCCTGTTGTATTTTTGCAAGATCACTTTCAAGTTTTGAACTGTATTCTTTGGATTCGGTCAGCGTTGCTTTAAGTTTGTCCACAAGATGAGTGTGTTTGTCGTCTAACAATTCTTGTTCACAAGTAGGACATTTTTGTTGTGCGGCATACTCTAGATCGCTTTCGGTTTTATCTACTGTGCTTTTTGCTTTTGTAAACGAATCCTCGTGGTATGCTTTTTCTTTCTGTAAACCCAACAATTTAAGATAGTTTTCGTTGTGTTTCTGTAATTTCTTGTGTTTTTCAATTTCAATCTCACTGTCCACTTTCTCCAGCTCCGCTATTGCTTCTTGGAAACTTTTTATGTCGTCTTGTTTTTGACTTGCCCAAGCATTGGATCTTATTTTCAAACTCTCAATGGATTCTTCTATCTTTTCATTTGATACAACAATGGCATCTATTTTCAATTTTTCTTCAGTTAGTAATTGTTTTGTAGCTTTTTGTTTGTCTTTCAATAGATCTGCCTTTTGCGAAAGCAACGTTATTCCAAGCAACTGTTCAATTATTTCTCTTTGTTCTGCTTGTTTGGTTGAAAGAAACGGTTGCGTGTATGTGTTGAGTGCAATGATATTTTTGAACATGGCATGAGTCATGCCCATCAGTCGATTTATTTCAATCTGTGTTTCTTTGTTTTCTCCCTGTGCTTCGTTGGATTCTTTTTTCTGTTCAATATCATTTGCATAAAATTTGAATATTTGGGGTTTTCTTCCACGCTCTATTGTGTACTCAACATTGTTCTTTACAAACTTGACACTGACCAACATGCCTTTCTCGTTGGTTTTGTTCACAAGGTTGTCTCGTCTGATGTTTGTTAGTGCTTCGCCAAAGAACACATATGAAAGTGCATTAATAATAGTTGTCTTACCAGTACCGTTTCTAGCACCTGCATCGTCACCACCCAGATCCATGTTCTCACCAATTACAAGCACAAGGCTTTTATTGGCAAAATTAATTGCTTGGGCTTGATTGCCCACACTCATGAAATTTTTAACTGTTAGTTCTTTTATTGTTAGCATTCTCTTGTTGTTTTTTCCATTGTTTGTAACCTTTTAGCCATTCTTCTTGTGTAATTGGTTTTTTAAATATTTCAAAAATTCTGTGTTCTTTTTCAGGTTCCTTTTTTAAAGCCTCCCAAAACTTTTTTTTACTAACTCGTGACATCTAAATCATTGTAGATCGCTGTCAATATGTTTTTGTCATATGTTTCAGAATCTACCCCTTGTAGTTGTTTAATCACAATTTGATCCACAGAATCAAACTTTTGTATTTCCACAGTTGGTTGCTGTGCTTGATCAATTTGTTCTGGGATAAGTTGTAGCTCTCTCAATTTGTATTTGTCTATAAATGTTTCTCGAATAAAGTTTGCCTCTTCATAGCTTATCTTAATATCTAATGTAACCCTCACATACATTTTTGGTAGTAAATGCGTTTCTGGGTCCTTTAATAATTCACTTATCTTGATAGTCCTATATCTTGGCATATCTGGCCAATTGATATATTTTGGTTCTCCACCATACTCTAGAACCATCATGCCTCTTTCATCGTCCCATGCATCTGCGTAGTTGTGTGGAAATGCGTTACCCATGTATGTTACATTTTTCATATATTGTCTTTTATGAAAGTGTCCTGACCAAACTTTCCCACAGCCTGCAAAATGATCAGTTTGTATCCCTCCAACATCTGGCATTTCTACCATGGCATTCATTTTAAAATATGGAAGTTCAAAATGTCCAAATACATATTTCTGTTTCATTTTTTGTATTTTTTTCCATTCATCGCCAACCACCCACGGGATAATTGCAACATCGTCCTCGACAAGCCATTCATTTACAAGATGAATATTAGGAATATTTCTAATGTATTCCATAGAATTAATTTCTCTTTTTTCTCTGTAATACAAATCATGATTGCCCATGATCACATAAACTTTCTCAAATGCCGCACCAAGTCTTTCCATGTTGGAAACTGTGTAGTTCATTGTGGAAACGTTTGTTGCTGATCTATGATGGTGCCAGTCGCCCAGGAATATGCAAGTGTCACAACCTTCTGCCTTAGCCTGTTCAATGAACCAATAGACAAATGCTTCGCAGTCATCGTTGTGTACACGACTATTACCCTTCATTCCGAAGTGTATGTCGGTGAAACATGCTACCTTTTTAAAAAATGCCATGTGTTACCATTTCTTTTTTATTATTGGTTTGTGATTAGTCATATCTATTTTATTCTTAAATTTTATGCCTTCAAAATCTTCAGTGTCCAGTTTGCCTTTTTTCTTTAGCACCTTGTTTAATTTTTTCAATGTAGTCTTGTTTACTTCATGAACATCTCCATGCACAGTTTTCATTTTCTTTTTGTAAGAAGGAGCATTGGTGTCGTTCTCATTCTGTCTCGTGAAGCTTGGCATCATGTTGTTGTATTCTAACAGGTCATCTCTGATTGCTTGATTTTTCTTTTCAATGTTTAATATTCTTGTGAAACTGTTTGTGATTGCCGCGGTATAATATGCAAATGGGTTGTCTGATTTGGATTCATCAAACTGCAATCCAATTTGTGATAATTGCATTAATGCTTGTGATTGCATTTCGTCATTGTAAGTATAACCTCTCCAGTTTGCTCTGGTACCGTATCTTTCACACAATTTCATGTACATCATTGCTAGTTGGTTTGTCATCTTGCCATGGTCACATGAAAAGTGTCCGTTATCCATACCGCCCACCCAGTGTGATTTACCTACACATTGTAGTTTGCCTTCTGCGTCAATTCTGTAGTGTTGGAAAGGTGGAAAGTTTACTTTTGCATGATGATCTGATGTCTGTTTGGGATTTTTCTTCCTCTCGCTGTCTAGTGGCACATGATCAAACATCATTACCCTAAACACAAGATCTGTTTTTTCTATTTTCCTAGGCGAAACTGTGTAGTCCACTAACTTAATTTTTTTTAATCCTGAATCTTTTGCCGCCTCCCATGCCTCTTGTGTCAGTCTCTTGGCTTTGGCTTTCCTTGCCATTGCTATTGCGTTAGCATTAATTTTTTTGAGACTAGCGACTATGAGGTCAAACTGTGAATCTTCCTTGCTCACATACGAACAGTATGTGTTTTTACTGGCATGTATCTGTAATAACAGATCTCGGTTGTTCAGGTATTTTACTCTCTTCATAATTCTCCAATGTTGTTAATGTAAAATGACCACAAACAGGTCTGTTGAATGTGCCGTGCGGGTAATTAAGTGCGCCTATAATTGTGCCTATAAATATAGTTTAAGTATACAAAAATTTATTAAGGAAAGCAACCATTATAATGGCATACGAGAAAATTGGTAAGATAGCAAAGAGTGTAGGATCAGGCTTATTCAACAGAACACTGGGTAGGCTTTTTGGATCTGGCATTTCTAATGGTAGCAGTCATATCAGACGAGCCACTGCTCGTTGGAGTGGTAGAGCTGATAAAAAAGACTGGCGTGTCAAACTCACGGTGCCAACAGCTAGTGCAGAACTGACCAAATTTTTTGATTTTGACAACAATCCGATCATGCAACCATTGGCAGGTGTTGGCGGTATATTTTGGCCATTGACACCTTCAATGGTGATACAGCATTCTGCAAACTACAATGCAATGGACATGACACACAGCAATTATCCACACCAGGCCTATCAGAATTCACATGTGGACTCTTTAAACATTATTGGTGAATTTCCAGTACAGAATCAGGACGATGCCAAGCATTGGGTGGCCACTGTAAACTTTTTAAGGACTGCTACAAAAATGTTCTTTGGCAAAGACGATGATACAGGATTGAAAGGAAATCCACCACCAATTTTGCATTTGTCAGGATATGGTGATCACATGTACCAAAAGGTACCTGTCGTGTTGAACTCATTCAACGTTGAACTTAGATCCGGCATAGATTACATTTCAACAAAACAAGATTCACAACCGTTTCAAAGCCAAAGACCTAATCCACATTTTGATGTCAACTCGTCAGACTCTCAAACTTGGGCACCAACACTGTCAAACATATCAGTACTAGTGACACCAATTTACTCTAGAGAAGACGTGAAAAACTTCTCTATGAAAAAATTCGTACGTGGTGAGTTGAACGGCAAAGGCGACAACGAGATAGGATTTATTTAATGGCTGAATACTCAAACACATCACCATATGCAGAAACAGGTGAATTGGCAAACTATTTGGATGTACTGAATCCAAGAACCCTGACAGCCGAACAGGATGACCAAAGTTACACAATAGAGAGAACTTATGCATACAGACCAGACCTACTGGCTTATGACCTTTACGGCTCACCAAGACTGTGGTGGGTGTTTGTGCAACGTAATCCAGACCAACTGGAAGATCCAATATACGATTTCAAACCCGGCGTGACCATACAGTTGCCCAAGAAAGAAAATCTTCTCAAAGACCTGGGGATTTAATCCATGGTTAATTTAGTAGCAAAACACACTGCAGGTTACAATATTCACGTAGACGACAACAGGAAAACTTTCAAAGACAAAACATATGTGGCAGATGTTTCTGAACCAAATCAGCTCCATAAGTTTGCGTCATACAATGCATTGTTCACTCTTTCCGCATTGAGCAAATCGGATCTTGAAAACACAAAATTTATGGACGGAGCACCACATGACATAATTTTGAGGAGCTCTGGTATAGCAGACGGCAATCTTGCCAGCCATCTAGAAGGATCTGCTAGTGCCCAAGAAAAAATGAGAGATCCAAATTATAGAAAGACGTTAAGTGAGAACGAAAGAATGTCGGCCACATTGGCCAAGTCTGCTAGGACCTTCAAGCGTGACAGAGATATGTATTTCCAGAGTGTGGAAATAAAAGCCCTACCAGGCCCGAACGAAAAAAGAAGACTGACTTCGGTGGTACAGATGACCATGAACATCATAGAGCCAGCGGGCATAACACTATTTGAGAAACTACGTGCGGCGGCCTTCAACAACGGATCTTTTGATCACATAGATCATCCTTTTCTTCTTACAGTTGAGTTTACAGGTTTTGATACAAATGGAAGGATAATGACAAGTAATGAAACAAAAAACATGAAGAGGCTTATACCTGTGAAACTTATCGACGTGCAGATGACAGTGAACCAAGGTGGAACCGAGTACTCGGTCAAGGCAATTCCTTACAATGAGTTTGGTTTCATGAACAGGTTTAATTATGTAAGGACGTCAGGGACACTAAAACCGAGGAACAGGAAACTAAACACAGTGTTTACAGCCCTTGAAAATTTGTTGAACGAACAGAATGAATCAGAAAAGACAACAGCAGGCGTGTCTATACCGGACATATACAAAATATCTATAGACAGCTCTTTCGATGCTGACAAGGTGGAAGTGGACAGCAAGAGCATAGAACAGGCAGGGATGACCAAGCAGACTGATGTTACAGGTGCAGATGCAGGATTTTATGGTCCTGACGACGATATACCAACAATAGATGTCATGAAGGTCAATACTGGAAATGCTATATCTAAGATACTCGAGGACATAATGAAATCTCATCCACTGTTGACCGACGTGAATTTTGATAAATGGAAGTCCAAAGTGGCCTCTACACTTTTGGGAGTACAGCAGGTGTCAGGCTCTCAGGGCGTGTACAACAAAGCAACTGACAAAGAAAATCCAGACATGTACTTTCCGTACTTCAAAGTTAAATCAGCGGTAACACCGCTTGATAGATACGATAATAAGAGACAGAAACATCAAAAACTTATACATTTTATTGTTGAACCCTACGAAGTACATGCATACTCATTGGCCATACCGGGCGTCAGCACAGGCGACAATTTTAAAAAGTTTGTGTACAAAACATACAACTACATGTTCACAGGAGAAAACGTGGATGTGCTTGATTGCGCCATAGACTACAAGTACTCCTACTTCCAGAGCAGACTGAAAGATGTGGACGCATCTAACGACAGACAAAATTTTGTAGAAAAAAAATCTATCGAAAAACAACCTGGTATTGCGAACGAGCCTGATTTTGTTCACGACGGAGCATTCAAGCATTCATTTGAGCCAGGCATAGCGGCCAATGAAAAAACAGGCCCAACCGGAGAAACATTCACTAGGGTTGACCAATTCATAGACGAGCTTACGCACCCACTAGCGGACATGGTAAACATAAGGTTAGAGATACTGGGAGACCCAGCATGGATCGGGCAGTCACAATTCATACCGCCGGTACCAAAAAAAGTTGGAGATGGTATAACACAAGACACAGACATCGTTTACTGGAGAGGTGGCAAAAGGGAGGCAATATGGAATTCAAAACTTAAATGCTACAACACAGATCTAGCAGAACCAATAATAATGCTTAGATTCAAGATGCCAACGGACGTGGACACAAAAAAAGGTGTGTACGAGATGGGAGTCACTGAACAGGCCATGTTCTCTGGATTGTACAGGGTCATATCTATGGAACATAATTTTGTTGATGGCAAATATACAAATATATTAGAACTTACAAGATTCAACAACCAGGGAGTTTACATTTCCGATCCAATTGAAGATTACCAAACAACAGATTTTAAGAGTAAAGTAACTGTTCCTTCTACTAAAGAAGAGATAAAAAATTTCAAAGATAATTTTATAGCAGGGGCTACAGAACGTGTAACTAATATAGGAAAGAATGTAGTAAAAGATCTTACCGCTGAGGCAAAGAAAATTTTTAGAGGATAACAATGAGTCTACACAATTATTTAAAAGGTGATGCGTCAACGCCAAAAGCACCGGGCAAAGACAAGAGCTGGGCCTTAACCAATCCAGGCCCCTACATAGGTACTGTAAAAGGAAACACAGATCCTAGCAGGATGGGTAGGTTGAGTGTGTTGATACCGTCATTAGCACAGACCGGCAACGGTACATCAGACCAATTGATCACATGCGAATATCTGTCACCATTTTACGGTGCCAAGGGAGTACGGCACAACATTCCAGGATCGGTAGAATACGAACACTCACAACACTCTTATGGTTTTTGGGCAGTACCACCTGATTTAGAAACAAAAGTATTGGTAATATTTGCAGAAGGCAAAATGAACCAGGCCTTTTGGATAGGTTGTGTACAGGATCCTTACACCAATCACATGATACCGGGAGTGGCATCAAGCACAAGAACACACGACAGTCTTGATGGAACATTTGAAGGAGCAGACGCAGGGTTCCAGCAAGACAAACAATCAACATATGGATCGTTGAATGTTCCTGCAGGAGAATTGAACAGGGTATCAGTGGGTGCTTTACAGAATAACAATTATAATTCTACACCAAAACCCATACACCCATTTGCTGACATACTAGTAAAACAGGGATTGGGGGCAGACGACATACGTGGTAATACATCAAGTTCTGCACGTAGAGAATCACCTAGCCAGGTATTTGGTATAAGCACACCGGGTCGTAAAAATACAGGCACAACGAAACAACAAGTAGGACCCAAGGATTCAGAACTCACAGATTACGTTGTAAGAACACCAGGACATACCTTCACAATGGACGATGGAGCAATAGATGGATCAAACCAACTGACAAGATTGAGAACAGCATCTGGACACCAGTTGCTTATGCATGACACCGAAGGAGTCGTTTACCTAGCCAATGGTTCAGGTAATGCATGGATAGAAATGAATAGCGATGGCAAGATAGATATCTATTCAGGAGTGGGCGGAATAAACATGCGTACACAAGGTGACTTTAACTTACACAGTGACGCCAACATCAACATGCACGCCGCAGGATCTGTAAGGATAGGTGCTGAGACAGACATGATAAATTCAGCATCGGCAATCTTTAACCTAGGAGACAAAGGAATATTCAACAGCTCACAGTCAGGATCCATAAGAGATTTCGCCAGGGATGGATTGACGTCATTTACACCAGGGACACAACTGCATGGAGCAGGTGGATCAATCCATCTTGCAGGTGCACAGGTACACATGAACTCAACAGGTGCAAGTTCAACTTGGGGACCAGGATGGCTGACAACGGACAAGGTGGGAATGACACCACGTGAAGAGGGAGATGTTGAATTAACTAAGAAAGGAATCGAACCATTACAATCTTTTACAAAGAAAACAAATACAACAGTACACAGGTTTGTAACACACGAACCAATGCCGAGATTTAAAGGATTTACATCAGATGGACATCTGCCTAGCTTTGATCCTACAGATGACCAAATGGACACAAAGCAGTGGTACAGACTTTCCAGTACACCAGGCACAGTGGAATACATGGAACAGCAAAACAGATTGTCTAAGGTAGAAAGTATCAGGTTAGGACAGTTCCAAGCTGACGCAGAAAAATATTTAAAAAGCAAAATGGGCAACTCCACCAACGCTATCAAGGCAAAGCAGATAGTATCAAACTTTGGTGACAAGTATGACAAAACTTTCAATATAATAAATCAGGCCAAGGGAAATTTTAAAGATATAGATAGTATATCCAACAAGTTAAAGAACTTCAACCTAAGCGACTCAGTTACAGATGTTAAGAACAACCTAACGACACAGCTGACCAACCAGGTGATAGAAAGCATATCAGGGAACAATGCAGTTCAGTTGTTCAAGGACAACGTGTTTGTCAACAATGCTGGCAAGTTGTTCTCACTGGGTGATAGTAAAACAGGAAACGTTTTAGATGAATTCGGCACAAGCGGAAATGTATATGGCACATCTCTAAACAACGTGCTGAAAAATGTACAAGGTATCACAGGAAATTTAAACATAGGAAGCCTAGGATCAGTGGCGAACGACGTAAGCACGATCACAAACGTGTACAAGAATGTGATGGCAGGCAACATTACAAATGTAACACAGATATCAAGTATCGCAAACAAAGCCGTTGGGTTTTTCAAATCGCAAAAAGGTGGACCTGCAAACATGTACACGTCTCCATCAGGATTCTCCACAGTAATGAAATCAGTTGGTGCATTTAAAACCAAGGCCGTCACTGCAATAAGCAGTTTCTTCTCAGGATTTAAATTCAGTGACATCAGACTCAAGGAAGACGTGCAATTAGTTGGCAAGTCACCCTCGGGCATCAACATATATTCGTTTAAATACAAACACACTGATGGAACATACGAGGGCGTGATGGCACAGGAAGTTCCATGGGCAAGAAAGATGACAGACACAGGATACTACATGGTAGACTACAACAAAGTGGATGTTGAATTTAGGAGATTGAACTAATGGCATATGGAGATAATTCATCAGGATCTGATCCAAACAACTCGATAACTTTCAAAGGTTTCAGTTCGAGAGCCAATCAAACAAGTTTCAAACTGTATGACTTTGAGGTTGCCAAACAAGATCTAATTAACAGATTGAGCATACGTAAGGGCGAGCGAGTAGAAAATCCAGAATTTGGCACTATCATATATGATGCCATATTTGAACCGTTTACAGAGGCACTTAAAGATGCCATAGTTGAGGATGTCACAGCTAACCTAAATGCTGATCCACGTATAAGCACAGAAGAAATAATAGTTTCTGAAGCAGATAAGGGTATAGCCATACAGGCTACAATAACGTATGTACCTCTCAATATCACAGAGAAATTGAGATTTAACTTCGATGAAAATTCGTTGTTACGCCTATCTTAAAGTACGCACTTAATTTAATATATAAATATCCATACAAACAGTATGGCCACAACAGATAGACAGAACCGATTATTAGTTGCCGAAGATTGGAGAAAGATCTACCAATCATTCCAGCAGGCAGATTTCAAATCCTACGACTTCGAGACATTGAGAAGAACAATGGTAGCATATCTCAAAGAGAACTACCCAGATGATTTCAACGATTTTGTTGAGAGTTCTGAATATGTTGCACTGATAGATTTGATTGCTTACATATCTCAAGCACTTTCATTTAGAGTAGATTTAAATGCTAGGGAAAATTTCTTAGAAACAGCGGAGAGAAGGAATTCAGTCCTTAGATTAGCAAGGCTTATAAATTACAATGCAAAAAGAAATTTACCAGCGACAGGACTTTTAAAAGTTAACACTATATCAACTACACAAGATGTACTTGATTCTTCAGGAACTAATTTATCTAACAGCACAATTATTTGGAACGACAGTGCAAACTCAAATTACAGAGAACAGTTTACAGCAATATTAAATGCCGCTAACCAGACAGGACAGTTGTTTGGCAATCCTAGAGAGTCGGCAAAAATAGGTGGCATAGATACAGAGGTTTACACATTAAGTTCTACACAATTGGATGTACCGGTTTTTGGATTTACAAAAGCTATTGGTGGAACCAATAGAAAATTTGAAATTGTACCAAGCACAATAAACAAGTCAGAAACCATATTTGAATCTGCTCCCGTGCCAGGTACAGGGCTGACATACACATATAGATCAGATGGCTCTGGAGATTCTTCAAACACCACAGGTTTTTTCTTTCTTTTCAAACAAGGAACTTTAGAAAGTCAAACTTTTTCAGTAGACACAGCCATAACAAATTATGTCAAAAGTTTTTCTACTTCCAACATAAATGACACTGACGTCTGGTTGTACAAACTAGATCAATTTGGGCAAGTGTCTGAAGAATGGACTAAGATACCATCATTCACAGGAAACAATGCGATTTACAATTCACTAGCAAAATCAGAAAGAAATTCTTTCAATGTTGTTACAAAAGTTAATGATGCTATTGACCTTGTGTTTGGTGACGGGAATTTTTCTAACCTACCTTTAGGAGATTTTAGAACATATTACAGAACTAGTGACAACAGCAAATATGCAATACAACCAGCAGATATGCAAAGTGTAGTATTGAATCTTCCGTACACGGATAATAACGGAGCACTACAAACACTGACTATGACCATGGGCTTAAGGTCATCAGTGTACAACAGTTCTGCAACAGAATCAAATGCTTCTATCAAAGAAAAAGCAGGACAAGTATATTATTCACAAAACAGAATGATTACTGCTGAAGATTATCAAGTGGTACCGCTTTCAGCATCACAGGAAATTGTAAAAGTTAGATCAGTAAACAGATCAGCATCTGGAATATCAAGAGCAAAAGAAATTCTTGATCCAACAGGTGCATATTCAAATGTCAATGTATTTGCCGAAGACGGAATTCTTTACAGAGAAGAAAGCACACAGCAGTTTACATTTACTTTCAACGATAGAGGTAACATACAGTCAACTATTGATACAGCGGTTGAGTCAAAATTAAAAGAAGCATATGCACGTCAATTTTATTATTTGAAATATACTGCAAAAGATTTAAGTAACCTGTCTGCAACATGGAATTCAACAACAACTTCAACTAATACAAACACTGGATACTTTACTTCAGGCGGCGCATTGGTTGTTGGAGAGTACGCAACATCAAACTTTAAATTTGCAAAACCAGGTGCACTTGTAAAATTTACATCACCAGATACTAGAGAATTTTTTAACAACTCATTAGTGACAGCAGGTACCGACAATGCAGAAAATAGATCATGGGCCAAAATAGGTGCAGTGGTGCTTGACGGAGCCAATGCCGGTGTAGGAAACCTAGAGGATGGAACAGGTCCGGTTACACTTAACAATGTTATACCAAATGGAGCAATAGTTAATTCATTAATACCAGCATTTACAACATCATTTTCAGCAACTCTTGAAGCAGATTTAATCAACAGGATTGTGGAATATGAGGAGTTTGGACTTAGGTATGATCAAGATTCTGAGGAATGGAAGGTTATTACATCAACAAATTTAAGTTCCAGCTCAGTATTCAGCACAGCAAGGCAAGGTGATACATCAGGCACTAATCTAGATGCCAGTTGGTGGTTCAAATTTGCTAATGATGGAAACACTTACACAGTGACATATAGAAAATTAGATTATATATTTGAATCAGAAGCACAAAACAAGTTTCACTATGACATTGAAGAAAACATTTTTGACTACAAAACAGGAAAAAGTGTTAAGGACACTGTAAAAATTTTAAAAACAAACTCTATTGTGTCAACAGGTAACTCAATTGGATATACAATACCGTGGCAAGTTGTAGACACAGTGACTGAAGCAGACGGATTTCAGGACAATAGAAAAGTAAAAGTTGGTTTTTTTGATGATGACGATGATGGTGTAGTAGACAATCCAGAACTATTTGACATTATAGTTGAGCCAGACACGAGTGCAACAACTAAATTTGTGTTCTTTGAGAAGTACATATCTTATGACACAATAGAAAGATTTAAACCTTACGCGGCAACAAATTTTTTAGTTTCCAAAAACGAAGCAGACATAACACTTTCTGCTATCACGTACACAGACGGGCAGTTGTTTTATTTTTATGATGAAGAAGAAGACGTAATTAAAAAATACAGTTCAACCACAAACACGCTAACAACAACTACAGATTACATAGCTAGAAGAGGTAGAAGTTCTATGAATTTCCAATACACTCATCACGCTGGACAAGAAACTAGAATTGATCCTAGTGTGTCAAATATTGTTGATATCTACATGTTAGAAAGAACATATGACAACTTATTTAGAATATGGTTGCAGGACGGTGGCACAAAACCTACAGAATCAACATCAGATCAGTTAAGAATTAATTACTCTGGAAAACTTAATCCCTTGAAATCATTATCAGATCAAATTATATTCCACCCAGTAAAATACAAAATACTATTTGGGTCAAATGCAGACGAAGAACTACAAGCAACATTTAAAGTTGTAAAAAACAAAAATACTAATGTTACAGATGCAGTAATTAAGACAAGAGTAATACAAGCTATAAATGAGTTCTTTGCACTGGACAACTGGGATTTTGGAGATGCATTTTATTTTACAGAATTAGCCGCTTACATACACAATCAACTTGCTCCAGATTTGCTTACAGCAGTTATTGTACCTAATCAATCAGGACAGACATTTGGGTCTCTGTTCCAGATCAATTCCGCGGCAGACGAAATTTTTATCAGTGGGGCCACCGTTGATGATGTTTCGATTATTACAGCACTAGGAGCCAATCAATTGGCGGCTTCAGGTACAGTGGTAACGTCAACATCAACTGCCACAACCAACACCACAACAGGATCAGCAGTGTCAGGCTCTACTACAACAGGTACCGGTTCAAGTTCAAGTTCCGGCAGTAGTGGATCAGGATACTAATGGCAGATAACACAACAAACTCACTAACAAATAACGAAGTTGTCAAACAGGGCAACAACGAGTACAGACGAACTGTACAGCACCTCCCTGCGTTTTACAGAACAGATTCTAACCAAAGATTTCTATCAAGCACACTTGATCCTTTGGTGCAGAAAGGTGCACTGGAGAGATTAGATGGATTTATAGGAAGACAAGATTCCTATACCAGAGATGTTAAAGATAGATATCTAACTGCAACAAACAGAGACAGGATGGCGTATCAGTTGGAACCTGCTGTCACATATACCGACAAAGACACAACTTCGGTAAATCCAGAAGACCAGGTCAAATTTACGGGCACATATGATGATTACATAAATCAAATAAAATATTTTGGCGGAAAGATTGATAATCATGATCGACTAAACAAAGAAACTGTATACAGTTGGAACCCGGCCATAGATTACGACAAGCTAATAAATTACAGAGAATACTACTGGATACCGGAAGGTGTAAATGCAATAGAAATTGATTCGGTGGGTCCATCGGCAGTGGCAGAGTACAAAGTTGAAGTATCAAAGGACGACGGTAGTTCGGCAAAGGCCTACGTTTTCCCACACAGAGAAAATGAAACGAATCCTATTATAAAACTGTACAGGGGAAATACATACAAATTTAACGTAGACGCTCAAGGTCATCCTTTCTATATCATGACTGAACCATACAAAAGCATGGTGGCGGAAGATGGATCGTCATCTACATTGTGGACGACTGGAGTTACAAACAATGGTGCTGATCAAGGCACAGTAACCTTCACAGTTCCAACTACAGGCACTATACCAAACACTTTATATTATCAATGCGGAAACCATGATGCCATGTACGGTATCTTACAAATCAGAGATGTTACAACTCTAGCAAACATAAATCCAGAAGATGAAATAATAGGGGTAAAAAATTACAGCCTTAGAACAGTAGATTTGTCTAATGGCATGAAAATAAAATTTACTACAGACAAACTTACTTCAGGTTCATCTTACAAAACAAAAGAATATTATGTTGAAGGAGTTGGAGACTCAATCACATTGACAGATGTTGAAGATTTGATAGCACCAGGCAGTTACTCAAAAGAAAGCACAATCGCTTATGACTCTGTTGCTTATGATACTAGACCTTACGCAAAATCATTCTTTACTCCTGTAGCCCAGGATTATATTACAATTAAAAGAGATTCCAGAGACCAAAATGCATGGTCAAGGTATAATAGATGGTTTCATAGATCAATTATTGAAGAGACTGGAAGAATAAACGGATACACTCCATCGCTAGACGAAGGTGATAGAGCAAAGAGACCAATTATAGAATTTGATTCAGGACTTGCACTTTACAATCACGGTACAGTTGCAAAAAAATCAGTTACACTGTTTGACACTGTCACGAAAGATGCCTTTAGCACCATAAGTCAACAAACTGGTTACATAGTTGACGGACTGGCACTTGCAGACGGAATGAGAATTATATTTGCGGGCGATACAGACCCAATTGTAAAGAATAGGATATACAAAATTAATTTTGCAACAGCAGGCGATAGCACACAGGTTATATCGCTTACTCCAGAAGACGACAGTGTACCAGCCGACAAGGACAGCATTTTCATAGAATTTGGAACTGTCAACACAGGTAAAACTTTCTATTATGATAGTGCTACTACAAGTTGGGTAGAAGCACAACAGAAAACAAAGGTTAATCAACAACCATTATTTGGTATGTGGGACAACACACATACAAGTTTTGATGATGCGACTGTATATCCTGGTTCAACGTTTGCAGGAGCAAAAGTTTTCGAATTTGCAACTTCAGATACAGCAATTAAAGACACTGTGTTAGGCATAAAAGTAAAATACAATACAATCAACAATATTGGTGATATTGTTTTTGATTCAGATCATACTTCTGGAACATTTACATACAAAGTTGGCGCAAAAACAATTACTAAAAATTTAGCAGAAGGACATTTACATTACACAACTAGCAGAGAAAGACACAACTCTAGAAGTGCTTGGGTAAAAAGAACAATTGACAGCAAACAGAGAGTAATAAGAACTGTAATTGTAGATAAAACAGAAAAGAAACTTTTTCCAATAGACGTCTATAAAAATTCAGCCTCATTAACAGACTTAGAAGTTTCGGTGTCTGTCAACGGTAAAAGAAAGACACTTACAACAGATTATCTACTGGTAAATGGTGCAACTAACAAATATGTTAAGTTTGTAAAAGATTTAGCAGAAAATGATCAAATTAGAATTGCAAGTTACAGCAGTGCTGACAAAATACAAAACAAAGGCATTTACGAAATGCCTGATAATTTGTCCCATAATGGTCTTAACCAACAACTAGGAACATTTACGTACGGACAGATACTAGGACATGTCCGAGATATTTTAGATAGAAATCAGGATGTTACAGGAACAATACCTGGAGTTTGTAACCTAAGGGACAAGGCAAATGCAAGATTAAAAGGCGGAAGCATACAGCAACACGAAAGTTCATTACTACCAGCAGTATTTGGCTTAATAGACCAGGAAGCCAATGTAATGACCTCAATCGACTATGTAAATTTAGAATACGAAAAATGGTACAACGCATTCCTAACACATGCGATGGGAACAGCATATGAAGGCATAGCCGCAGATAGAGTTGACGAGATAATCACTGCTATCACACTTGGTAGAAAAAGTTCTTTTCCTTTCTACTACGAGGACATGGTGGGATGGGGAGAAAATGTTTCAACTAGAACTTATACAGTACAAGGCAGTTTGCAAACAGAGTACGCTTTAGACTCACAACATGATATTACAACAACAAGTAACAGGGCAGTTTATGTTTTCCTAAATGATGTGCAATTAATTTTAGGAAGTGATTACACTTTCAGCACATTAGATGATAGTGTAAACATTACAGCTACACTTGCCGCAGGTGACATCATAAAAATTAAAGATTATGCAGACACAACTGGCAGTTACATGCCACCGTCTCCAACTAAACTTGGAATGTATCCAAAATTTAAACCAGAATCTTTTACTGACACAACTTATATCACAGACACAGTAGTGATTAGAAAGCACGACGGATCAATTATAAAAGCATACGGAGATGAGAGAGACGACCTAATACTAGAACTTGAAAAAAGAATTTACAACAACTGCAAAGTTGCTTACGACTCAACGTTGTTGGATTTAAATGACGTGATGCCAAGTGCATTTACTTCAACAGAATACGCATTACAGGAAGTGAATGACGTTATGGGCTCAGATTTTTATATATGGGCAGGCCGTAATAATGTGCAGTACATAAACAATTTAACATTTTCAGAAGGTTCACCTTTTACATACAATTATGGAAGAAGCACAGACAGATTAAATGGTCATAGCCTTCCAGGATACTGGAGAGGAATTTACAATTACTTTTATGACACAGATGCTCCACACTTGAGACCATGGGAGATGCTAGGACATTCAGAGAAACCAACTAATTGGGAAACACTTTATGGCCCAGCACCTTATACATCAGCGAATGATGTGCTTTGGACTGCTATTGAAACTGAGCCAGGCAGATATGGTAAGCCAGAAATAAAAAGTTACCTACCAGTCGATGCATCAGGAAATTTATTAGATCCATTAGCGGCAGGCCTTGTAGACAATTTTGACATACCGGGAAGACAAGCTTCTTGGAAGTTTGGAGATCGTGCACCAGCGGAAACGGCATGGAGAAGATCAAGTGCATACCCTTTCACAGCAATGAAAACATTGGCACTTACCAAACCGGCCAAATTCTTTTCAGATTTTTTAGATAATTCTCGACTTACAACAAACATAAGTGGAAACAGAATATACAAAGATACAGGCGTCAGACAACAACTGTCTACTAGCAAGTATCATCTAGAAATATCAACTGATAATGATACAGGAATTACAACAAGGTATCAGACAGCAGGGTATCAACCATTCGTTGTCAATTATTTGATTTCACGTAATTTAGATCCAACTGTATTTTATATCAACAAGATGAAAAATTTATCTGTGCAGTTAGCATATAAACTAGGTGGATTTACAGACAAGGACAATTTAAAAGTATTGACAGATTCTGTATCTCCGGGTTCAACATCAGGCAGTAAATTTATACCAGACGAAAACTATAAAATATTATTTAGAACATCAAATCCTGTTGAAAGTTTTCAATATTCAGGTGTGTTGATAGAAAAAAATACAGATACTGGTACTGATGGTTCCACACTGTTGGGAGGATACAAAGTATTAGGATATTCAACAACAAAACCATTTTTTAAATTCAACTATCCTGTTAAGACAACTACACATAGTCCGGTATCGGTAGCTGATTCGGTGGTTGTCAAGAGATACACTGCATTTAGAGAGTTTACTCAAGCAATACCTTATGGACATGTTTTTGATACCATACAAGATGTGGCAGATTTCCTTTTTGGATACGGCCATTGGCTAGAAGAACAAGGATTCAAGTTCAATAAATTTTCAAATGAACTAAAAGAAACACTTAATTGGTCCAACGCAGTGAGAGAATTCTTGTTCTGGACCACACAAGAATGGGCTCCGGGTAGTGCTGTTACAGTTTCTCCGGCCGCAGACGGTTTTGAATTAGACACCGACAATTCGATTGTTGGCAGATTGAGAAATCTTGCAGGAGACTACTCTCTATTAGATGCAGGCGGAAGGAAGATAGACATTAGAGAACTGTCAACAAAACGTATAGGCAAAACATTTGAGTTAGGGGTAAAATCAGATAATGGTTTATACAATGTTGCATTGAACACAGTACAGAAAGAGCACGTGCTATTATTTGATAACAGCACAGCCTTTGCAGATATTATATTTGATCCATATACAGGCTTCAGACAACAGCGATTGAAATTAGTTGGATGGAAAACATCAGGATGGAACGGAGATTATTACGCACCAGGATTTGTTTTTGATGCCGCCGAAGTAACTTACTGGTTACCAAGCACTGATTACAATATTGGCGATTCCGTTGAATATCAAGGAAGATTCTATGTTGCAAAATTAAATCACAATTCAGAAACCACTTTTGAAAATAAAAACTGGATATTAAAAGATAAGAAACCAGCACCACAACTTATTCCAAATTTTGAATACAAAATTTCACAATTTAATGATTTTTATAATTTAGAAACAAATAATTTTGATGAGTCACAACAGCAATTAGCCCAAAGGTTAATTGGATACCAATCAAGGGATTATTTAGAAAATCTTTTTGTAAACGATGTTTCTCAATACAAATTTTACCAAGGATATATTCGAGAAAAAGGAACACAAAATGCAATAGATCAAATTTTAAAAGCACAATACGAAGGAGAAGATATCGATCTTGAGTTATATCCAGAATGGATGATCAGGACAGGGAGATTTGGAAACACAGATGCTACCGAAAGCATACAAGTTTTGCTTAAAGATAATGAGGTATCTGGTAATCCACAAAGTATTGAACTGTTTGATACAACAAACGAAACCAGAGAGTTTTATAGATCATTGTATGTTGGTGCATCTGCACTTTATAAAAAACCTGTAGAGTACTCAGCTAAAAATACTTTTGGCAGACTAGATTATACAAAAGCAGGGATGGACAGAGACTATGCACAGGTGTACAAGACAGCAGGGTATCCGAGAACAACTCAAGTACAGCACACAGCTTTTAATATTACAGATTTACTAAATCTTGATGTAAACAGTATATCGGCAAATGATCTAATATGGGTGGCAAACAAAAGCAACAAAGATTGGGACGTTGTTAGAATGACTAATGCCAAAATAAAAATAGCTGAACTTAGAACAATGAATGGTACTACACAGTTAGAAATAACTTTTACAGGGTCACATGGATTACTAGCACAAACACCAACTTCACTTGCTGATTATTTTGCAATCGCAAACAGCGAAGAGCCAACACTGAACGGAGTATACCAGGTGTCAAGCGTTTCAGATCACAAGACTGTCATAGTAGATTATACAGGAAACACAGCATTTATTCCAAATTTGGAAGACGGCTCAACTGCAGATACTTACGGAAACATTTACAAATTTATATCAGTAAGATTAAATTCTATGGACAACGTCAATGATTTGATCAACTATGCTGATTACAACGATAAAGCGGATTCAATATCAAAACCTGGAGACAAGGTTTATGCAGATACCGACAGTTCGGGACTATGGCAGGTATATGAGAAACAAGATCCTTACGTAGCAAAAATTCAAAAATCAACAGATATTGTAACATCAGATCAAAATTTTGGACATAGGATAGTTGCACGTAACGACGGTAGAACTATTGTTGTGTCTGCACCAGGCAAAGGACAAGGTGAAGTTCACTTCTTATTCCGTTCAAGCACGGAAGCAGGTGCAGTCTTAAATGCTCAGTCAGTACAGACTATGACAGAAAATGATGATGCAACAAGTAGATTAGGTGAATCACTATCAATGAGTACAGACGAGAACTTTGTAGTTGCTGGTGCACCATATACCAATGCAATAAGTTCAGATGGTAGCACAAGATTCAGCGACAACGGGCTTATAAAAATTTACGTTTGGGAGCCAACAACATTTAGTTACAATGTACTCAACACAATCACACCTCCTTTAGATGGTTCAACATCTGATTCGTCACAAGCACAGAACTTTGGATGGTCTCATAAGATTTCAGAACCAGGAGCAAGTTCGGCAAGAGCAACACCAGTGAAGTATCTTTTTGTAGGTGCTCCTGGATATGGATCAGATACAGGACAGGTTTACATGTATGAATGGGGAATAGGTGCAGACTTATCAACATATGATACATGGACAAACTGCCTAACTTTAACATCAGCTGATCCAGGACAAGGCAAAAGATTTGGGCATAGATTAGAAGCTAACGATACGGGGGATATACTTGCAGTAAGTTCACTTGCACCCGGCCAAGCAGGAAAAGTTGAAATTTACGTGAGAACTTCACAAGCAAATGACGACAGTACACAACATTCGTTTAGTCTTGCACAGACATTGACAGGTAGTAGTGCTGACGGATCAACACTTAACACAGGGTTTGGTGATGCGTTAACTATGACACACGATGGGGGTGTGCTAATAGTTGGTGCTCCAGGAGTTGACGGAACAGATACTGACACAGGTGCAGTATATTATTACAAATGGAATGCTGACGGATCAACAAACACATACACATTACAGCAAACAATAAATGGCCCAGACTCAAAATCTAACATGAAATTTGGCACAAGTCTTGACATAAGCGACAATGGAGCTAGATTAGTAATAGGTTCCGAACAGGCATCCACACCTAGAGAAATGAAAGTTGACTCAGGTGCAACAACATTTGATTTACAAGACACAACAATAAGTGATTTAAATGTAGGTTCAGGTGCGGCATTCACTGCAACTATGTACAATACTCACTTTGTAATAGATGACAAATTAGTAACCGACAGCGTTTCGCCTAACGATGATTTTGGAAAAGGCGTTTGTATCATTGACAACTCCGTTATAGTTGGTGCACCACAAGATGAAGGTAACACTGGCTTACTCAATGACGGAACAGCAGGAGTATTTGATTTATCAGCAGATGGAGAATATGCATGGAAAAATATAGCATCTGAAACAGCACTAATGGATACAAACAAACTTGGACAGGTATTTGATTTTAATAACAAAACAAAACAAGTTCGAGATTACTATGACTTGCATGATCCAGTCAAAGGCAGAATATTGGGAGTAGCTGATAGAGAAATAAACATCAAGACTACGTGGGATCCGGCAGTGTACAACATAGGGCCAAATGCAGATGTTAAGATTCCATGGGGAATAGAACACGTAGGCGAAGTATGGTGGAATCTATCAGCAGTGAAATGGACATGGTACGAGCAAGGTGATCAAGAATTTAAAACAAACAACTGGGGCAAACTTTTCCCAGGCTCAAGTATAGACATATATGAGTGGACAGAATCAAGACTGTTACCGAGTCAATGGAATACTTTACTTACAACAGCAGAAGGTAATACTTTAGGTTTATCAGGCACACCTTTACACGCAGATGATTCGCAGTACACAGTAATTCAGAAATACAATTCAAGATTAGACACGCTTGTAGATTACTATTACTATTGGGTAAAAAATAAAGCAACAATGCCAACAAATAGTGTTGTAGAAAGAAAGAATACAACTGCATATGTGGCGAATGTAATTGCTAACCCGGAAAAATCTGGATTGAAGTATTATTCTGTAACAAGTCCTAACAGTTTGATACTGAATAATATAAGGAACTTGTCTCAGGACGATATTGTTTTAAATGTTGACATTAGGACCAATACATTTGATGGAGATTCACACGCGGTATGGAAGTTGGCAAAAGAAGGTGACAAAGATTATAGACCAGGACATCAGATTGAAACACGTTGGTGGGATTCACTAGTTGGACAAAATGCTTCAGGTGATAAGGTTCCCGACATTGAATTGCCTATAAACGAAAGATATGGAAATAACATAAGACCGAGACAGAGTTGGTACGTAGATAGATTTGCGGCACTGAAAGAATTAATAGATTATGCAAACTCCGTCTTGATTAAACGGCAACTGGCAGGACAGATTAATCTTGCTAATCTGGATTCAAAAGATCCAGAACCAACAAGTCAGAGTCTAGAGTGGGATACAAGCGTCGAAACATACGCAGACCTTACGTACATAAACACAGGTGATATTTCCGGATCAGTCAAGTATCTAGTAAAAGCAGATGAGACATCTAACGGATACTGGGCAATATATACCTGGGACGGCACAGAATTCACTAGAACAAAATTACAAACTTACAACACTTCTCCGTATTGGAATTATGTAGATTGGTATGGCACCGATCCTGATGTACATCTAATGAATCACAGTGCAAATACTCCAATAGACAAGCAAGTAACATATGAGTACGAACTAGACCAATTGAATTTGGAAGTAGGAAAACATGTGAAAGTTACAAATGCAGATACAGGTGGCTGGAAATTATTCATGCAGACTGCGTCAGGTTTTGTAAATGTTGGAACGGAGAATGGAACAATTAGGTTGTCTACTAAACTTTATGATTACACACAAGATGCTACAGGATTTGCTGGAGATGACACATTCGATGATAACTTCTTTGACCAAGAACCTGCAATAGAAACAAGGAAAATTTTAACAGCATTACGAGACGATTTATTTGTTGGCGATTTAGCATTAGAATACAACACACTTTTCTTTACAGGATTGAGAAGAGTGCTGTCTGAACAAACATATGTTGACTGGATGTTTAAAACATCCTTTATCAATGCTAAAAACTCTGTCAGAGCATTAGATCAAAGAAAGACTTACACATTAGGTACAGATGATTGGATAGAAAGTTATATCAATGAGGTGAAACCTTTTCACACAAAATTGAGAGAATACAAATTAGGAAATACAGCATTAGATACACAGGACGGATTATTTACAGACTTTGACAGCCCGGCATTCTATGATGTGTCTATCGGAAAAATAAGACCATTTGATGTTGACAGGGACAGTGGCAAACTAACAGAATATCCATGGCAGATGTGGAATGACTATCACAAGAAATATGTTTCTTCAATAACTGTTAGCAAATCAGGTTCTGGGTACACTAAAATTCCAACAGTAACAATACTTGGAGGCACGACAGGATCAACAGGCCCATTCCAAATTCAGGCAACAAGCTCGAGTGGTGCATCGTCAGGCAGTTACGGCTATTACTACCCGTTGTTCACTAGTGAAGATCAGGCAAAGATTTGGGATTCGCAGAATGGTGGATCCGGTGTGGCACACTCTCACACATTCGATGGGTACGCAGGAACGTTCTACATGCCAACAAGTCAAATTTCTAATCATGCACTGGCAGATAAATCCGGAACATACAAAATGTATGTCACACCTAGCACAACAGCGGCAATTGCCACTGCAAAAGTATCTAACGGTAAGGTGACAGCGATCACGGTAACAGGTCTTGGTGCAAATTACACTTCAACACCTAAGGTGGCAATCACAGGCGGTGCAGATGATGGATCGACACCAAGTGATACTGCAATAGCATATGCAAATTTAAAAAATGATCTTGTAAGAGATCTAGACACGACAATAAAATTTGATAGGGTATCAAGCACGTCAAGTGTTGTTGATTGGACAGCATCTACTAGCTATGCATACGGACAACTTATTAGATACAACAATGAATTGTACAGGGCAACCAGTGCCTTTACATCAACAACAGACTTTGATGATGGAGAAAACGATCTTTACAAGTTCCGGGGCGATGAAGTAGGACTGACAGCCGCGGATAGAACAAAAGGTTTCTATGCACCAGTGTCAGGCATGCCAGGAAATGAACTTTCGCAGGTTATGTCAGGAGTTGACTACGGTGGCACAATGGTGACAGGATTACTGTTTGATCAGAACCAAGGATGGGATAGATCTAAATGGTATGATTTTCCTTGGGATTCGTACGGTGTATCAAGAGTGAAAGCGTTTAGCTCCGACGGCCTTACAGCTACATTTACAATCACACCTGCACCGGCTATCACAGAAGTGTACATGGTATATGTAACATCTGATGACAGCACTAGGAAAAAACGAAGCGAAATTTTTAGAGGTGATGGTTCAACAACAGCGTTCACACTAACTTCTATTCCAGATGCAGGAGCATTAGTAGAATTTATACCTTTCGATGACGACGGAGTGTTAACTCCAACAGATGATAGAACCCTTGACTCGATAGTCAAAGGTGGCCTATTTGGGTCTGCAATAGGAACAGCACCAAGCGATATATTGTTGGAAGGTGACGATTTCTTATCTCCAGCCACTAGCTATGCTCCAGAAGAAACAGTACCAGGGCAACTATTTGACACATTAGACATCAAAGTTTACACATCTCCAGAATCAGGTGTGCCATTTGTATCTAGCAAGAATCATAGAGGTGACGGAACGACACTGACGTTCAGTATAGGCGACTATCCAGGAACATTAGGTTCTGTGACGGTTTCAGTAAACGGTGTGACTCAAAAAGTTTCACTAGATGGGTCAACTGCTGGAGACTATTCGGTTGATATTGCAGGCAAAACAATTACTTTTCTAAGTACAGCACCAGCGGTCAACAGCGTGGTGGCAACAAAAGTTTTTGCGATAAGTGGTGAGAATTATAGAGTGCTTGACCAGTATACCGGTGATGGAAGTACAGTTACATTTACAACAGGAATAAGAGATGATTTCAGTCCTATATTCACAAGGACTACTTCTGAAATATACATTACCATCGATGGTGTGCCAACAACAGCATACGCAACCACAACTACTGCAGGTTCATTTACAGTTACATTCAACACGGCACCGACAGCAGATGCATTTGTACAGATTGCAGGATTTAACAGATCAGGATTAAGTTCTCGAAGTCATGCCAGTGTTAGAAATGAAAAAATTACATATGATGGATCAACAAATAGATATACGTTGACTTATCCGCCAGGATCAGTTGGACCATTCTCAGCCTTAACAATTATAGAAGTAAATGGAAAAGTACTCAGAGGACCTGACATTAGTTACTTCCAGGGAGACGACAGCACGTACAGTTACCAAGCACACCAGCACACTGATTTCTTTACAACGGATCAAACTAATATCACAGTTGACTCATCAACAACGACAGCAGATGCATTTATATTTGTAGATCGTGGAGAAGATTCAACAATAGATCCACCTAAAACTATTACAAGTGCAGACCAAGTACAGCTTCATGTCAATGGAGTGTTGCAGTTGAGAAACACTGACTACTACCTAAACATAGGCGAGGGAACAGAGACAGCAGACGTCACTACTACAAAGGCAGACTCTAACACGATAACAGCTGACACGGAATCAGTCACTAACAGTGTGAGATTAGACGTACCAGCATCATCTACGGACTTGGTTGCTTTGACAACTATTGTTGACAAGCACTTTCACAACGAGGGCACAGACATTATAATAGATCCAACAAAATTAGCGGTGGATGGCCAAACGATATCAGCAGGCGACATAATGTCAGTGACTACATTTAATAATGCATTAGGTATGAAACAGAGAAGAGAAGTGCTAGAAGGAAAACCAAACGGAGTATACAAATTGAGGTTCGAACCATTGAACGCTTCTTACACTTATGTTTGGTTGAACGGAGTTCAATTAGTACAAGGTTTTGATTTTACAATAGCAGGTAACACAATCAAAGTAGCCGGCAAAACAATGACATTGACAGACAGATTAGATGTCATGTATTTTGCAGTACCAAGTGCGACAAAAGCCACTGGGTTTAGAATATTTAAAGACATGTTAAACAGAACTTTTTACAAACGTATCAGCAAAACAGCAACAACTGAATTAGTTGACGAGCTGACAAGCGAGTCTCAAACAATGCAAGTGACAGACGGCACTGTTTTGCCAGAGCCAAATGCGGCAAACAATATGCCTGGCGTTGTGTTTGTTGACAAAGAAAGAATAGAATACTTTACAAAATCAGGTGCAACATTAGGACAATTAAGACGTGGAACACTTGGAACAGGAATTAAGGATCATAGCGATGGCACATTAGTGGTAGATGCCAGCGGAACTCAAACTATACCTTATGCGGATTCAGTATACACCAACACCTTTACAGGTGACGGTAGTACTGTTGTTTTCGCACTATCACAAGCCCCAGCCTCCGCTAGTGAGTTAGACATATTCATTGGTGGCCAACGATTGTTGCTTACTAGCGAGGATGGATCAACTATTAACTACTCTGTGGACGGAAGCACAACAGCAGTGACCTTAACTACTGCACCAGCTGATGAAACACAGGTCAAAATCTTACATAAGAAAGGACAGGTATGGTACACAGCGTTAGACGGCAATCCAGCGGATGGTAAAGGCTTACAGGCATCCACTACAGGACAAGCTAAATTCATAGCTAATGAACCAACAAACGCACCTGAATAAATACACTAGATGACACAGGACAATAAACCAACAGAATCAAAAGAAGAGAACAAAAAGCCTCAAGATAACACAGGTGTTATGATGACAGGGCATATCAAGATTTTTGACCCAGAAACAGGCGAAGTGATTGTTGATAAAAGAAACGCAATACACTACGAAAATATGTCTCAAGGATTGGCTAATTCATTAGCAAACAAAAATACAGGTTTTGTACACGAAATGGCATTTGGTAATGGTGGAACATCAGTCGATCCAACAGGTATAATAACTTATCTTACGCCAAACTCTACAGGTACAAGTGCCACATTGTACAATCAAACATATTACAAAGTTATAGATGATAATTCTGCAACCAATAAAGATGTAACAAGAAACAAAATGGAAGTGAGACACACGTCGGGTAACAAGTACACTGACATCGTATGCACATGTACACTGGACTACGGTGAACCTACAGGACAGGCCGCATTTGACAATACAACAGACTTCAATGGTGATTTTGTGTTTGACGAACTAGGATTGAAAAGCTGGGAAGGAACAGAAAACGGTTCAACTAACAAATTGTTGACACATGTAATATTTCACCCAGTACAGAAATCTTTGAACAGACTTATTCAGATAGACTACACTTTAAGAATACAGAGTTTAACAACATTCACTGAAACAAGTTCAACAGCACTGTCAACTTCAAACACAGTGAGTGGAACTACATCAGGTGGGAACACAGGATACTAACATTAAATGGCTTACATTGTAAACAAAACAAATAGTTCGGCTTCCCCGAACCAATTCACAGTACAGGATGGTGTTGTAAACACACAAACTGATTTAAGTTTTGTTGGAAAAGGCTATGCAGGTTATGGTGAACTGATAGCAGAGAACTTCCTACACTTAATGGAAAACTTTGCTAACACATCAGCACCACCTAAACCTGTGACAGGACAGCTTTGGTGGGACAGCTCTGCTGTTAGATTGAAAGTTTGGAACGGTACAGCATTTACCTCACCTGGTACAGCACCATACCAATCAGATCCACCAGAGAACATGACGGCAGGTGACACATGGATTGACTCTGACACAGGACAATATTATTTTTACAACGGAACACAAAGTATTTTAGTTGGTCCACCAAGTACCACAGGTACGCAATCTGGATTTGTCTATGAGAGCATATTAGATTCAGATGATAATCTACAAAACGTGACACTTACCTACAATGACGGAGTCCTAGTTTATATCGTATCTGATGTAGAATTTATACCTAAGGTATCAATATCAGGGTTTGCAACTATCAAAAAGGGATTGACTCTATCTACTGCTATTTCAGGCAATAGGTTTGCCGGCACAGCCACAGACTCAGATGCATTGGGAGGCGAATCAGCATCTACATTCTTAAAATCTAATGCAAATGACACCACAACAGGCACACTAGGTATTGTAAATGACACAGGTTTGACTGTTGGTGTTGACAGTGATTTATCAGTTACTGTGGACAGCACAGGTGCAATAATTTCAAATGTAATATCAGACACTGACATTACTTTCAAGGTAAATGATGGTGGTACAACCACAACTGTAATGACTCTAGATGGATCAGTTGCTCGTGTTGGTATTGGAACAACTACACCTACTACAAAATTAGAAGTGGTAGGAACGGTAAAAGCCACAGCTTTTGAAGGAATTATAGCAAATGGTGGAAGTTCATCATTTTCGGGCTTGACATTACTACAAAATGGCAATATAGTATTTGAAGGAGCCACTGACGATGACAACGAAACCACTCTTACGGTAATCGATCCAACGGCAGACAGGACCATTTCCTTACCAAATGTATCGGGTACGGTTATAACAACAGGAGATAGTGGAACAGTGACCAAAGACATGTTAAAATCAACAGTAACTCTACAAATACTCAACTCATCAGGATCAGTCTTAAAAACTATACACGGCGCAGGAGCATAGGCCATGACGGTTAGAACACCCCTATACTGGAACGGAGACCAGATGCAGGAGATGAAGTCTACACAACTGACCGAACAATATAATCTTGGAATATATTATTACAGTTTACAACCATCAGTAGCTTTATCGGTATCTGGTTCAGGCGGAAATCTTACATCTATAGACGATACAAGATTACAAGCTGGAGCGGCATCTACGGCATCAGGTTCTTTTCCAAGCGAGGCAACGACAGCAGAGCCAAGTGTTGTGACAACATCATACCAAAGGATCACACAAACTCTTAATTCGGTCACACCAACATCAGACACAGGTGTAACGTTTCCGGTTTACTGGAACGGCACTCAGGTACAAGCAATGACACAGGCAGATTTTTTAGATACTTTCGTTATACCAGCAATAAATTTAATGGCATTGGGAGATATCACTGTATCGCAGGGTGGCACATATCACGTGTCAACGTCGACCACAGTCACTGGATCTGCATTAGTATCAAGTACACCAATTTTCTCAGACACAAGAGCAGATACATCATTGTACTCGGCTGGAAGCATACCTGAATCGCAAGATCAACCTACAACAGTAACTAATTACTACCTACACAAAATAGAAGGAGACTCAGGCGAGCCATCAGTCATTGCAACTTTTCTTGATAGCAATAACGATATGAAACAGTTTTCGTCAGCATCATTGGGCGGATTAATGGCAGAATATATTCAGCAACAGGTGGTGTCGTCATCCACAGGATACACTCTACGTTATAACGTGGATGGCAGTGGCAACACTAGGGGTACCGCAATGGTAAACACAATACTAACTGGAGGCAGTGGTAACTATCAACAGCTTTTTGCCAGCGGAAACGATTACAGAGCACAGGAGTTCCCAGATGGTTCACCAAGTACAGCAAACACATATAACTTTAAGATACTGAAAGCATAGGAGATAGACAATGGCAATATTCACAGGAAAAGTAATAGAGGCGTACTACACAAACGCAGATAACACTTGCATAGAAGTACTATACAAGGAGGGAGAGAAAGCAGTTGTTTACTACATGCAACCAGATATGCTTGATCCAAATTTTAAGGCCTTGTTGAAAGAGTATTCACTGGAAAAGATAAAGGAATCAACAGCACAAAGAAATAAAAATGCAACTAACCAACTTGAAGAGATCGTTAACAAGCACGTAGAACAAAGATTGAATGATCTCCTCCAAAAAGGTTCTATAACTAAAGAACAATTCGAAAAAGCTAAAAACCAAAACTAATAGTGCTATCAGTGTGTTGACTTCTGATGCTTAATACTTTATAATAATACAAAGGATTTAACAATGGCAATATTCAGTGGTAAAATTATCGAGGCTTGTTTTGCAAACTCAGAAAATAACACAGTTGAAGTTATATACAAGGATGGAAACAAGGCAATCAATCACTATCTTGCTGTAGATTTTAATAATCAAGACTTTAAAGATCTTATTGCAGAATATAATACAGACAAAATTGCTGAGGCGACAATAGCAAGAAATAGGAACTATGCTAGACAGATAAGTGACATGGTTGATGAAGGAATAAAATCAAGGACTGACATCAAAAAAAAAGTTTCTGTAGAAGACTTTGTTAAAAAAATTTTAAAATTTGATCCTGCTGATCCCGAAAGCAAAGAAATATTGTTTACGACTAAAATTGAGATATTTGAGACAGACAAATTAAAAAAATCTACTGATAAAGAATATAAAAAAAGATTGAGGTCAGCCAAAACTCCAATTGAACTATTGGCTATCTACAACGAATTAAATGATTAATGTATACAGTGTCAATGTTGGAACAAAATATGATAGGGACTTTGATCAAAGATTAAAAGATTCTATTGCAAAACATCTTACATTAGAACACACGTTCACTTGCCTAACAGATAAACCCGAAAAAGAATATGACATGACTGTCACACACCCTCAACTGCGAGGCGTATTCCATAAGCTATCACTGTTTCAGTTTACAGGTAATTGTTTGTTTTTTGATTTAGACATTCAGATAAATGATAACATTGATTTCCTAGCCAACGAGTTTGATAAGCTAACACTTGTGAACAGCAGTCCATGGAAACAGCAGTCACTTAAAGAACCATTAAAATTTAGAATAACACAAAACACATTGATCAACTCGTCTATAATGCGTTGGACCGATGAAAGAAAAGTTTTTGAAAAATTTATGAAACACAGGGATCTTTATGTAAGACTTTACTCGGGTATCGATAGATTTATATACAATGAAGATGTCAAGTACAAGTATTTTATGGGAGATGCGATATCTAGCTGGCAGGAGGGTGTAAGTCATAATACAGTGATGTTACACAACCAAAAATATGTTTGATAGAAATACTTTAGATACAATAAAGAGAATGTTGGACGGCAACACGGACAGGATTGTAGATATACTAAACAGTTTAAGTGCCAACCAGTACAGTAGCAAGGACTGGTTGATCGAAAAACTGAACGAATATCCTCATCATTACAGGTATAAAACTCTAGATAAAAAAATTGATATTACTCTTCTAGCGAGTTGGTATGGTTTATTGGCATACAGGTTAATAGATAAATTTCAACTGAAGAAAATAGGTCATATAGATTGTATCGATTTTGATCCTGCGGCAAAATCAGTAGCAAAAAAATTATGGAAAAAAATAGATGCTGACAATTTAAAAAACGGCAAGTTGACCTATGTGAAGTTCATAGAGCAAGACATCAATACAATTGACAATATACAGTCTCCCATAGTGATTTGTACATCATGTGAACATCTTGATCAGGCCACAATATATAACACCATAAGTAGATTAGAGGAACATACGTTGGTTGTTTTGCAGAGCAACAACTATAAAGAAGTCGCAGAGCATGTCAATACTGTGGATACTGTTGAGGATTTCGCAAATCAATACGTGTCTAAACTGAGAAATATGAAAATATACGAAAAAGATTTTGTCAAATACAAAAGGTTTATGATAATTGGAACAAAAATATGATAGAAGATTTACTCAAGAAAAGACGTAACATATCCTTTTTCAAACAGGATAAAATTCCAGAGAAGCAGATGATAAAGCAGATTATGGAAAAAGCACAAGAATTGACACCGCACAAGAATAATTTTTGGCACTATGATATTGATGTCTACGGACCAGAGCACGTCAAACAAAAAAAGAAGTTGGCAATGTCTACAGTATGTGGAAAACATAAAAATGACAACGACCGCTGGCAGGGAGCCACAGACCAACAATGGAAGGATTTAGAAAAAGTATACGATGACTGGTTGTTGTATCATGCCGGAGATGAATCAAAAAATTACATCAAGGACGATCATTGGCATTTCAACGGTCAGGTAAACGCACCTTATTTGTTGGCTTATTATCCTGCTCCGGCAAAAATGAGAGAATCGCAAAAACACGGATACGCTTGGGAAAGTGGCAAGTTGGCCGACACATTTGAGCAAATTGGCAAAGTACACAAAGATCAATTTAATCAACAGTGTGGCATGAATGCCATGGTTACAAGTTTGTTAGCAGTAGAACAGGGATTGGATGTGTCATTCTGTAAGTGCTACTTCTATCATCCAATGGTCCATAATGACATAACACACAGACCAGGACTTGCGTTCACTTTGGGAATTGGATATGGTGATTATGAAAAATTCAATCACAAGAGCTGGGTACAGAAACCAAGCATTGATGAGGTAATCAGGTGGCAATGAAGATCATAGCAGTGCGTATTGGCGACAGATACGGACCAGAATATGAAAAATACCTTGAAGAGAAACTTCCTGAGTATGAATTTGTATGGGTGCGTAAACCGATACGGGACGATGTGTTGCTACAATGGAACAAGATGCATGGTATGTCGTTGGACATAGACGAACCTATCTGTGTCATGGACATTGATGTTCTACTTGTAAACAATTACAAAGAATTATTTGAATACCCCATCAAGAAGGGCCAGTTTGTTTCAATACCTGGATGGTGGAGAGACACTGAAAAAAAGAGATACAAGATCAATGGTGGATTTTTCAAGTACTATCCCAAAGACTGTAGATATATCTATGATAAGTTTATAGAGGATCCGGACCTATGGCAGAATTATTATATCAAACGAGGCATAGCAAGGGGACCTGTGAATGGTGAACAGTACTTTGTAGAGGACAATGTAAACGAAGAACTAGAACTTATTACTGTACCAGAGAGCTGGGTTGCTCGATGGTGTGCAAAAGAAGAAATAGGAGTGAAGAATTTTGATTTAAATAAATGGAAGGTCAAAAATAGTCAGTTGTACCACCAAGTTACGGGCAACGACTACGTTTATTTGGGCGGCGAGTTCCATCCAGACATAAAGATGGTGCATTTTACACACGCATTGAATAAACCGCATGACTGGGAGGATTATAAGGATTTTATATGATAGTGTTGTACGGATACATGATATATTGGGTGGTAGCCGCAGTTGGTATAACCTACGGATACCATAGATATTTCGCACACGGTGATCGTAAGGTTAGTTCACTAGCAGAAATAGTGTTGCTTTACCTTGGATTATTATGTGGTGGTAGAAGTGCTCTGACATGGTCCGGTGTGCATAGGATTCACCATGCTCATGCAGACACAGATAGGGATCCACATAGCCCAAAAAATTATCCGTGGTATGTAATACTTTTCAGTCTTTGGAAAGTTAAACAAATACCAAGAAAATACATGATAGATCTAATGAGAAATCCAAGAGTGATGTTTTTCCACAAATACGGTATGTTCATTTTTGCCGCACACTGGTTAATAACACCATTGCTTTTTGGCGTAAATGCAGTTATAATAAATCTAATGTTGTTTATTCTTTCATATGTGGGTTTTGGTATACTGAACTTTTACGGACATGATGCCAAGGGTCCTGCAAACAATTTATTGATAAATTTAGTTGCACCGTTCGAAGGGAACCACAAGGATCATCATGATTACTCAAAAATTTAACAGAAACAGCAGTGCAGAGTACGTGCAGATGGACTTTGATGTCCCGGTCAAACAACTGTTGACGGAATACGAACTGATCAAAGACCGATTAGTGATACACAGACCAGAAGATGGTCACAAAGATTGGTGTGCAGTAACCTTGTATGGATTTGATTCAGATAAAACAAACAGTCACTGGGAGTATGATCGTAAAAAACAAAAGCCAGGCATAACTGATGTTGGTGAACGTTGTCCACGCACAATAGAGTGGGTT